GTAGTCCGCGTGTAGTATCACCAAGAATTCCCTTCTCAATGTGCCCACGAACAATTGTTCCGTTGTTAATCTCTAACACGTTGTTAGATGTTTTGTAGTCCTCGTCGTCCTTGAACCTCTTCGTCTTGTATTTAAGACTGAAATTTGGTAGAATTTGGGATAGAATCTCAAAACTGGAAATCTTGTCCTTTGTGAAATCAATCGCATTAAGGTCAATCTTCTTGTGATGCATCAGCAGATTCATCGCAGTCCGCGAATCAAATGTAATATCCTCGCGCGAGAATAAGTATGTGCTTAAAAGTGAATCCTGGAAAATACCAACAATTGACTTGTTATTTGCTGGGCTAATAATGTTATTCTTAACCGTCGCTAATAGACGCAGCTCTGTCTCCGATTCTTCATCTTGGGGCATATGTAAATTCATCTCATCACCGTCAAAATCAGCATTATACGGCTTCGTGTCCGCAACGTTCATCCTGAAAGTATCACCCTGCATCATAACACGGGCTTGGTGACACATCATAGACATTCTGTGTAGAGTTGGCTGACGATTGAAAAGCACAGGGTCACCATTTAATACATGACGATGAACCTTATCTCCGTCCTCTAAAACAATAGAGTCCCTATCTACATATCGCAGACTGATACAATCGCCGTTCTTCTTCTCGTAAATTTTGGCTCCCGGATATACATCAGGACCGTTCTTAATAAAGGTCATTAAATACTGCTTGTTCTTTGAATTTACCGTGACTGGCTTGGTTAAATTCTTGGCGATTTTCAGCGGAACGCCTAACTCGCTAATGGATAAGTTGGGGTCGGGTGTAATTACAGAGCGAGCACTGAAATCAACACGCTTACCCATAAGATTACCCCTAACACGACCGCCCTTACCGTTCAGCCTATCCTTGATTGCCTTGAGTGGGCGACCCGAACGCTGGGCTACAGCCGCAACACCGGGAATCTTATTGTCTACCAGCGTCGCAACATAATATTGCAGCACAGTCGACCAATCGTCAATTACATTTGAGTTAGCATTTTGCTCAATCTTCTCTTGAAGTGTTTTGTTAGCCTTGATAATATTCACGATGATATGTGTTAAATCGTCCTCGCTCCTCTGCTGCGAATCGTGCTTGACCGATGGGCGAACCGCAGGGGGAGGCACAGCCATCGTCTGGCAAACCATCCACTCGGGGCGAGACCAAATAGAACTGAATCCCATAAAATTCACATCCTCATCCGAAATCTTGCGGAGAATCTTAATTACAATCTCGGGGATTAGCTTCATAATGAGTTTTCCAGTTCCCTCGTCCTTTGAAAATTCGTAATTCTTAATCTCCTCTTCCTTCTCGTTCCACTCGGCAATTAGGGTAGCAAGTCCCTCCTTCTTTAACTTTGGCTGAAGGCAACCGCAGCCATTTTTGCAGCACTCGCCACACCTCTTCTTCTTGCTCGCCAGCGCGAAGACTTTATTCCAACGCTCATCGCTGTTGTATTTCAGGAAATAAGAATACTTGTCTTTATCAATCAAAAGCTTGCTGCATTTAATGCAGACACACCTTAAAATTTTCATAATTGTTGTTAAATATTGAATGTAGAATACTGGGCGTGCTAAATTAATGTGCCCGAAATATCCTGGTGTTTGGATATAGTCTAATCCGTCTGTAGGGCAAATGAAGCCAGGCTCCAGAATACCCATACGAGGATCGAAAAGCCCACCCAGCACAGGCTTATTGTTGATATAAGTGTCCCTATTTACAATTTCCGCCACAGACCCCTTCTGGATCTCGTGGGGACTTAAAAGACTAAATTGAATACCGATGATCTTGGACGGTTTTTTGGTTTCATGAGAAGTCATAGTTACTTTATTATAATTAATATATATATTTAAATTCCTAATCAATTTTATTATTATTAATTTTATTAAATTTTTAATTAAATATTTTGTTTATTTACCAATATTTTGGATAAATGACTTACTCAATAATTTGATAAAGAATTTAAATATTTTTATTAATTTTAAAATTGAATAATTAATATATTTTATATGTATATATTAATTATCAAATATGGCGATTACCCAATACAACCGCAAGCATAATACTCGTCTTAGCACCGGCGTGCTGAAGCGTAAGCAGATTATTGATAACTCCGTTTCCGATAGTCCCACCGACGATGGAACTGATTATGAATCCGATAATGACTCGTTTATTGACGACAGCGAGGACCCATATGTTAATAAGTCCACCAAAAGCCTCGCTAAGGATAAACTCGAATATTACAAGTTCATTAACTCATTATACCCCTCCAGATATAGTGCTTCCAAAATTAACAAAATTAAGCGTGTTAAAGTCGCCGCAATTCCTAAAATCAACAATAATAAGAGGCATCTATCTCCTGCGGCCAGCAGCGATGAGGATGACGATGATGATGATGTATTTACAGACGATGATGATGTGAGCGACACCGATGATAAAGATACTGCTCTTGATAAAATCGCCAAGAAACTTATCAATTCAAAGACCAATAACCTCGTTGAAGACCTGGTTAAATTAGCCAACGACGAACTTCAAAACGAAATTATTGATGGAGATGAAGAGGATCGTGATATGGATGAGTTTGCTGCCTCCGTTGCTAAAACCGGTAACAAAAATTACAAGACATTCACCAAAATTCTTGACCTTGAAAATAACGAATCCAAATATTTCAAGCAATATATGTCGCCTGAAGAGCAGAATGTTGCTATTGAAAAACTATCTGCTATTAAAAAACTCACTACTGTAGATACACCTTATCTAATTCATCTTGTTAATATTGATATTCCTGACGCATATAAGGCTTGTGCTCTACGGAAAATTAACGCTCTTCGCACTATGGAGCACGATAATGGAGAGTATTACAAGGTTAAGTCATGGGTTGATGCGTTTATCAAACTACCATTCAATAAGTATAACAATCTACCAATTACATTTGCCGATGGTATTGATGAGTGCCACAGTTTTATGAAGTCAGCCAAAAACACACTTGATAGTGTCGTATATGGTCTTGAAGATGCTAAAATGCAAATTATGCAGCTTATTGGACTATGGCTTGTTAATCCTAATGCGGTTGCTAGTGCTATCGCAATCAAGGGTCCTATGGGAACAGGTAAAACCACACTCATTAAGGACGGCATTAGCAAAATTCTAAACCGCCCATTTGCTCTTGTCGCTCTCGGTGGTTGCGGCGACAGCGGATTTCTTGATGGATATGCTTACACATTCGAGGGTAGTAAATATGGTAAAATCATTGATATTCTCATTCAATCTGGTTGTATGAACCCAGTCATACTGTTTGATGAACTTGATAAGATTAGTGATACACCAAAGGGTGAGGAAATTGCGGGCGTTCTAACCCATCTTACTGATACTACACAGAACACTGATTTCAGCGATAAATATTTATCCGAAATCAGTCTTGATATGTCAAGGGCGTTATACATTTTCAGTTATAACGACGAGTCCAAGGTCAATCCCATCCTTAAAGATAGGATGTATAAAATTGAGACCAAGGGATACACTACAAAAGATAAGCTTGTAATTTGCAAAAATTACCTACTCACCAAAATTCACGAACAAACTAAATTCTCACCCGAGGATATTGTATTCACAGACGAGATTATTGAATATATCATCACTGACTTCACCGAGCAAGAAGCGGGTGTTAGAAACCTGAAACGCTGCCTTGAAATCATTTACACCAAACTCAATCTTTACCGTCTAATGAAATCTGACGAAAACCTATTCCAATCATCTCTTAAACTTGATGTGAAGGTTGAATTCCCATTCCATCTTAAGCGTAATATTATTGATAAACTACTTACCAGAACCGAGAAGAATGACCTACCATTAGGTATGTATAACTAAAAAACTATTCATATAACCAACTAAAATAATACCTTTCATTTGAACCTTTTTTTAACCTTTCTATTTTTAGAAACACATACGAATTAGCAGCCATATCCGAGATTTCCTGCTTGAATTCCATAATTCTATGTGTATCCTTTTCATTTTCCATCATATAATTTGGGTTTTGGATAATATTACAGACGTGCAGTTCCTTTTTAGCAGCAATAACTTCAAGAGCAACTACATAATATGGTCCGTGATTGCCTGTCTCCATATCAGGTGGGTAATATCCCAGATACAGATAATTCTTTGTCTTGTTTTCCAATGCAAAATCCCGCATATTATACATATCAATATACATGAACTTTGGATAGTCCCAACTAAACTTAATCATATCATAAATCCATTTCTTCGAATATGCTATTGCCCCACCATTTGTGAGTATCTGTAGGTTTGTATCTTCGCCCAGCTCTTCAATCGCATCTGCCTTTTCATCTGCCCTGTTAAATTCTTGTAGCATTTGGTAAGCCTGTTCTTCCCGCTTCTTTTGTAAAAATTCATTGAAAGATGGAAATGGTGTCTCTGTCTCTGGAATTTCGGTTTCGGATGTATCCTTTAACATATCTTTCATTATATCACCCGTTGGCTCTATCTTGCCTACGAGTTCTTCATCTGGTATTATTAAATCCATCGTCCACATATCTTCATCTTCGTCATATTCAATATTCTCCAGATAATCTAATGGTTCTGTGGTATTTTCCGCTGGAACTTCTGCTTTCATCCTCACATATGGTGCTCTCCATGCGTTAATATTCTTTCCTCGTATCATATTCATATTATGTGAAAACATGAATGATTGTGTGGAAATGATTGATAATAATAACATTTTTATTATGTTATTATTATTAATATAATCATTTTAAATTATTATTTTATATATTTTATCACACCTCAACTCCTTTCTTGTATATTTAACAACGAATATACGTCGTTTATGGCTGTAGCATCCATCTCTGGTGGTGTTTTATTTATATATGTGTTATGTTTAAGAAATATTTCATTTTTTACTCCTTTCAATGTATTTGTGGGTGAAAAATACACATTCTTCAACGCTGGAGAATGAACGAACGACGATGTGCTTCTATTTAAACCTCTGCGTTGTAAATAGTTTTGCTGTTCTGGTGTTATACACGGGCAACCTTTATCAGATGAATAGTCGGAATAATACATACAACATTCGGGTAGAAATTTGTTATGTTTGAATAACTGTTGACCTGGTAGTATCTCCACATTTGGATAACTTCCTAAATTATATTTGTTATTTTTAAATATATCGCTTATTTTTCCATCTGTAAATTCTGTATTAGTATCTAAATTCT